GTGACAATGCGCGATTCACCAATGATCCCCACAGGAGAAAGTGATGGAAGACACCCGGCGCGAAAAGTTGGCAGAGCAGTTTGAGGGCGTGGAAACCGTAGCGGAGTTGTCGGGCGAACAGCCCGAAACCCCGAAGCCCGTTGAAACGGTGCGCGACGAGTCGGGGCGGTTTGCCCCGAAGGTAAAGGCTGAACCCGCTGAACCCGTCACGGAGCCTGCCGAGGAACCCGTGTGGCGCAAGCCCCCGGCATCGTGGAAGAAGGATTATCACGAGTATTGGGCGAAGGCCGACCCCAAGATTCAGGAATACGCATGGCAGCGCGAGGAGCAGATGCGTAAAGGCGTCGAGCCGTTGCTGTCGAAGGCGACCTTTGCCGACGAAATGAAGGAGGCCATTGCGCCTTACGAGACTACGATTGCGGGTCTTGGCATCAAGCCCGCGCAAGCGGTAAAGGCGCTGATGGAAGCGGACTACACCCTCCGCACGTCCTCGCCTGAACAGCGCGTGGCGTACTTTCAGCAGTTGGCGCAGCAGTACGGGGTAAACCTCGGCGGGGTGCAGCCTGCCCCGGCTGTTGATCAAAACCTTTACGCCTTGCAGAACCAGTTGGCGCAGGTTCGCGGTGAAGTGCTGACGTGGAAGCAGCAGCAGGAACAGCAGCAGAACGCTGTGTTGCTGTCGGAGATTAACGACTTTGCTGCGAAGGCTGAACACTTTGAGGATGCGCGGCCTGTCATGGTCAACCTGCTGCAGAGCGGTTTGGCATCCACACTTGACGAAGCGTATGATAAAGCCATACGCCTAGACCCGGCGCTTTTTGAGCGAGTGCAGTCCGCACAACAGGCTGCAGAGCAAGCGAAGAAGGCAACGGAGTTGAATCGTGCAGCGAAAGCGGCACGGGCGGCTGCGGTCAGCGTCAGAAGTTCCACACCCGGAACGAACACGGCTCCCAAAGCGCAAGATCGTCGGTCTATGTTGGCTGAAGCATTTGACGGCCTCGCAGACCGTGTTTAATCACTTGATACAGGAGTCTTAACATGGCATTTGCCAATTCCAGTATCAGCGATATCATTGCGACCAACATTCAGAGCCGGTCGGGTGAACTCGCTGACAACGTGACGAACAACAATGCGTTGCTTCGTCGCCTGAAGGAGCGCGGGAACGTCAAGACGTTCTCGGGCGGTAACGTCATCCTTCAGGAAATCATGTACAACGACAGCACCACGAACAACACGAATTCCTATTCGGGTTATGAAGTGCTGAACGTCGGCCAGAACTCGCCCATTTCGGCGGCGCAGTTCTCCATCACGCAGTACGCTGCGGCTGTGACCATCTCGGGTCTGGAGATGATCCAGAACTCGGGCAAGGAGGCCATCATCGACCTTCTTGACGGTCGTATGTCGGTTGCCGAGGCGCAGTTGGCTAACCGTATCTCGGGCGACCTGTACGGCGACGGCACGGGCAACTCTGGCAAGAACCTCACGGGTCTTGCTGCGGCTGTCCCCGATGCTCCGTCCTCGGGTACCTACGGCGGCATCAACCGCGCCACTTGGTCGTTCTGGCAGAGCCGCAAGTTCTCCGGTGTGACCGATGGCGGCGCTGCTGTTACGGCCTCCAACATCCAGCAGTACATGGACTCGCTGGCGGTTCAGTTGGTGCGCGGCACCGATAAGCCTGACCTTATCGTGGCTGACAGCAACTATTACCGTCTGTACCTCCAGAGCCTGCAGGCCATTCAGCGTATTTCGAGCGAAGGCTCGGGTATGGCTGGCGCTGGCTTTGCCTCGCTCAAGTACTTCGGCGCGGGCATGGCTTCGGACGTGGTGCTTGATGGTGGTATCGGTTCCTCGTCGTATAACGGCGGCTCCGGCAACGCGAATCACATGTGGTTCCTCAACACCAAGTATCTGCACTTCCGTCCGCACAAGGATCGGAACTTTGTGCCGATTGGTGGCGAGCGTCAGTCGGTCAATCAGGATGCGGTTGTCAAACTGATTGGCTGGGCCGGTAACCTCACCTCGTCTGGCCCGCAGTTCAGCGGCGTCCTGATCGCTTAATAGGAGCAACACCATGACTTTTTCAGTTACTCCGGTTATCGGTACCGCGCTGCTCGACAAGGCCGACACCAACCTGAACTCGGCTGGCACGGCTGTCCCGGTCATCGGGCCGCTTGGCTTGCAGGTTTGGGGTGCGAACGGGCGTCGTTATGTGTTGGCGCAGGCTAACGCGACGATTACCGCTAGCACCGCTGTCTGCACGGTCAACGCTACCACGTTCCTTGTCACGGCGACGGGTGGCTCGTACACCTCGCCTCCGGTCGCTCTGGCGACTGGCGACGTGGCTTGGTTCAGCGCGACTAGCGTGTAACCCACAGGGGGCGGGGTAAAACCCGCCTCCTCCTTTCAGGAGAGCAGAATGGCATATCCTTCTCGCGTCTTGGGTTCGGGTCAGCCGGGTGCGTCGGCTACGGCGATTTGCGGTGATGTTGCTACCGGCCTCACGGCTGCTGGCACCAACGCTGCAACGGCGCTTGCGCTGTCGGCTGTTCACAATGTCGTTAGCACTACCGCTGCAAGCACGGGCGTTCGCCTGCCGCCTGCGGAGGCCGGTGCGGTGAGCGTTGTGGCGAATGACGGGGCTTCCTCGCTGACGGTGTACCCGGCTTCGGGAACCATTGACGGCGCTGCTTCCGTGGCGATTGCCACGACCAAGCGGCGTGTGTTCGTGGGTACCAGCCCGACCACTTGGGTTAGCGTCCTCGGCGCATGACGATACCTAGCCGTGTGCTAGGTGCGGGGGCATCGGCGCTATCGACCGTAGCAATCTGCGGCGATGGCGTCGATGACCTTACCGCGACGGGTTCAACGCAAGCGACGGCGCTGCAGTTGACCCATGTTTACAACTCGGTGGACGTGACGCCATCGGGATCGGGCGTAAGGTTGCCGCCGACCGAAATGGGCGCGGTTATCTACATCGCCAACAGCGGCGCCCATGCCCTGACGGTTTACGCGCATGAGGCGTCAACCACGATTAACCAGAACCCTTCCGCATCGGTCGCCCGCGACCATGTGAGCATCTTTTTTGCCGTAGCCAACAACAAGTGGTACGGCGTTGCAGGCGCTAAAGCATAATCCCCACAGGAGTAAACCATGCTTGATTCTGACGTTTCTAACGCGGACTCTTTTCTTCACGTTGAGTTTTACCTGTCCGACCTGAAGGACTACAAGGGTCAGCCCTTTGTCCGCATCATGGTACCGGGCGACAAGACCAACATCGTCGAACAGCCGGTGCGCGATGACCACAAGGAGCGGTTCCCGCGTCAATGGCTGCACTTTCAGATGCAGCAGAGCGACGGCGCTCCCGTGATCGGAACGCCCCTCTCGGACTGGCACAGCGCCGCCCCTGACGAGTTCAACCGTTCGCAGATGGAAGAATTGCACATCCTCAAGTTCCAGACCGTCGAGCAGGTCGCCACGGCCTCGGACGCCCATATCCAGCGTATCGGCATGGGCGGTGCGGGTCTGCGTGAGCGTGCGCGGATGTTCCTTCAGCACAAGAATCGTGCCGAGGCGAATAAAGAGTTGCAGGAAACCCGAGCGCAGTTGGCTGCGTTGCAGGAACAGATGCGCGAATTGGTAGAATCCAAGCGAAAGCGCAAGGAAGACTAACCCATGACCACGATGCTTCAACTCGTACAGCAGGTAACCAATGAACTAGGCGTAAGTACGCCTAACGCAGTTGCCGGTAACACCAACCAAGATGTAATCCAAATTCTTGCGTTGATGAACGCTAGCGGGTACGAGTTGCTGCGTCGGGGTGATTGGCGCAAGTTGGTGCGTCAGCACTTGATCACGACCCAATGGACGCAGACCACGGGAACGTGGGTAGACGGCTCTACGACGCTCACGGTGCCATCTACGGCAGGACTGGATACGACCTATCAGGTGGTAGGCGAGGGCATCCCTAATGCCACCTACATCAGCGTAGTGAACAACGGCACTACGGTCACGCTCTCGCAGGCTGTCACGGCCTCTGCGACGGGTGCCGTGGTGACTTTCCAAAAGGTGCGCTACGACCTGCCTGCCGACTATGATGCCATCATCCCGCGCACTCAATGGGACAAGAGCAAGCGTTGGGAATTGCTCGGCCCCGAGGACGCGCAGCAATGGCAATGGCTGCTGTCGGGGTATATCTCAACCGGCCCGCGTATCCGGTGGCGGTTGCTCGGCAAGTACTTTCAGATTTGGCCGGGTATTTCGTATGACGAGGTGCTTGGCTTTGAGTACCGCAGTAACGGATGGGTCGAGGATGCGGCGGGTGCGCCTAAGACCTCGTTTACCGCCGACTCGGATACCTGCATCTATCCCGACCGGCTCATGGTGCTGTCCACCAAACTCAAATACTTTGAGGCGAAGGGCTTTGACACGACCGCCATGTATCGGAACTACCTGCAGGAACTTGAAACCTGCATCGCGCAGGATACGAGCGCGGCGAACCTGTCCTTTGCCCCGCGACCGGGTACGGTGCTGATCGGTTACGACAATCTCCCGGACTCTGGCTACGGGATTGACTGATGGCGCGTCGGCAACTCATTCAGCGTAATGCGGCCTCGGTTGCTTCCCTGCCTGCCCCTGTGGGCGGGTGGAACGCCCGTGATTCGCTTGCGAACATGGATGAAACCGATGCGGTGACGCTGGAAAACTTCTTTCCCACCGTGTCAAGCGTTGTGCTGCGCGGCGGGTACGAGTCTTGGGCGACCGGCCTCGGCGGGCAGGTTGAAACGCTGATGCACTACGCAGGCGCTACGACCAACCGCTTGTTTGCCGCTGCGACGGCTCCGAATGCCATCTACGATGTGACCACGCAAGGGCCGGTAGGCGCTGCGGTGGTGTCGAGCCTGTCCAATGCCCGGTGGGAGTATGTGAACTTCACGACGGCTGGCGGTAACTTCATGTACGCCGTTAACGGGGTGGACTCGCCGCGCCTCTACAACGGCACGACTTGGACGGCAATCACGGGCGTATCCTCCCCGGCGATCACGGGCGTCACCACGACCAACCTCTCTAACGTCACGCTGTTTAAGAATCGCGTGTGGTTCATCGAAAAGAATACGCTGAAGGCGTGGTACCTGCCGACCTCTAGCGCAGGCGGCGCGGCGGCTGTCCTTGACCTGTCCTCTATCGCCAAACTTGGCGGCGTGTTGGTTGACCTTGACACTTGGACGATTGACGCCGGATATGGCGTGGATGACAACCTCGTATTCGTGACGAGCGAGGGCGAGGTCATCGTTTACCGTGGAACCGACCCGTCGAGCGCGGCAACGTGGGCGCTTGCGGGTATATGGAAACTCGGTGCGCCGATTGGCAACCGCTGCCTGCTGAAGTACGCGGGCGACCTGCTGCTTTTGACCTATGACGGCCTGATGCCGCTTGCACAGTCGCTCCAGTCCTCGCGCCTCGACCCTCGCGTGGCGCTGTCGAACAAGATTCAAGGCGCTATCACGGCTGCAACGGTCAATTACGGCTCGTCATTCGGGTGGCAGATTGTGTATTCCCCGAAGAATAGCGCCGTGTGGGTAAACGTGCCGGTTGCCACGGGGCAACAAGAGCAGTATGTGATGAACACCATCACGACCTCTTGGTGCAAGTTCAAAGGCTGGTCGGCGTTCTGTTGGGAAATCTTCAACGAGAACCCCTACTTCGGCGGTGCCGGGTTTGTCGGCAAGGCGTGGGATGACGGCTATACCGATGGCTCGTCAAACATCACCGGAAACTGCTTGCAGGCGTTTAACTACTTCGGCAGTCGCGGCGTAAAGAAATACTTTACCCGTGCGCGTCCGTCGCTCTTTACCAACGGGCAACCGCAAATCCAGTTGGGCATGAACATCGACTTTGACACGATGGACACCAGTTCTGCGCTGTCATACTCGGGTTCAGCCTTTGGCGCGTGGGGCGTTGGGCTGTGGGACTCGGCGCTTTGGGGATCGGACTTGCAAATCACTAACTCATGGCAGGGGATTACCGGCATCGGTTATTGCGGCGCACTACAGTTGAAGTCGGCATCGTCCGGCTTGCAGATTGAGTGGGCTGCTACCGATGTGGTTTTCCAAACCGGATGGGCGGGCGTATAATCACAGGCGCACCGGTTGGTGCGTGGGTTGCAGAGGTTTTAGGCAGAGGCTATTTCGCGGAAAGGTCGGAAGCGATAGGGTTAGAGCGTGACGGGCAAATTGTCGCGGGCGTAATCTACGAAGAATACTGCGGCGCGAGCATTGTCTGTCATATCGTCATCGCGGGCCGACTCACATCACGCTATTTAGCAGCGATTTTTGACTATCCGTTCAATGTTGCAGGCGTTGGCAAAATCATCGCGCCTGTATCGAGCGGAAACGCCAAAGCGTTGCGGGTAGTCAAGAAAATGGGCTTCATTGAGGAAGGTCGCATCAAGGATGCGCGTCCCGATGGAGATTTTGTGATGTTGACGATGACACGCGATGCGTGTCGTTACTTGGACGCGAGATATGGGCAAAAAGTCACCGGCACCTCCCCCGGCACCTGATTACGCGGGTGCTGCACAGCAGCAGGGTGTTGCAAACCTAGAGGCAGCGCGGCTCACGGCGCGGCTGTCCAATCCCAACATCAAGACCCCGCTTGGTGGTCAGCGCGTGACCTTCGGTCGCCCGCAGGTTGACGAGGCGGCATATCGCGCTGCAATGCAGCAATGGCAGGCGCGTCAGCCCAAGCCGTTGCCCGACCCGTCTGCAAAACAGGCAAACAGACCGCCCGCTGCGGGTGGTTATCAGCGCACTAGCGCAAAGAGCGCGTTGCCGCCCCCCAATGCTGACGGCACTTTTACCCCGCCTCCGCCGACTGGCGGGCCGAAGGGTACGCAAGCCCCGCCCTCTATGGTTGACATTGGCGGCGGTGCGTTTCAGCCCGGAACCGATCAGCGCATGGAGTTGGGCGGTGGCATGAAATCCGAAGGGATGGCGGGTCGTCAGTTTGATGACGGGCGCGAGTTCTCGCAAGGCGGCGGCACGATGCGCCACACGGGAATGGGATTTGATGACGCGGGCGGTGGCCCGATGGGTGGCGGCTTTGGCGGCAATCGCATGGATTCGTCCATAGGGGCGCAATTTGGCGACTTTGGCGCAGGCGAGTTTGTCAACCGCAACGCGATGCGCGGGGCGCAGAACGCTTATACGGGCGATGCTATGCCCACCCGCGATATGTTCACTTCTATGGTGGACTTGGACACCCCGTTTATTGAGCAGTATCTTACCCCCGAAGCGCAGGCGACCCTAGAGGCGCAGCAGCGCGTAGAGCGTGCGCTGTCCGGCCTCGGTGAGCAGGCCATCGGTCGCGTGTCGGATATCTACGGCACCAACTTCACCCCGCAGGGGCTTCCGGCGCAGCAGTTCAGTTTCGGCGGGTACGGCGACATTGGCGAGGCTCCCGATCTCGGCGCGATGGGACAGGCCCGGGCGGGCGTGAACGCGCTGCCGGTTAACTTCGGCCCCACGGCGGGGCAGTATGGCTTTGCGGGCGCAGGGCCGCAGGGGTTGAATCTGCAGGGGTTCGATGCGTCCGGCTTGGGCGCTGCGGGTGGCGGGCCGGGTGGCGGTGCCTTTGGCGCGGCGCAGGGTGGCGTAGGCGCTCCGTCGCTTCGCGGTCAGTACGACCTGACGGGGGTGGGCGATGTTGCCCGCGCACCGGACACTCCTGCGGCGATGCAGGGCGGGCCGAATGCGCCGGGGCTGCAAGGGCAGTTGGATACCTCGCGCCTTGCCGCGATGCCCGTAAACGCCGGTATGACGGCGCAACAGGCGATTATGTCGCGCCTCGACCCGCAGTTGCAGCGTCAGCGGTCGCAACTTGAAACGCAGTTGGCGAATCAGGGTCTTGTCCGTGGCGGCGAGGCGTATAGCGCTGCCATCACGGAACAGCAGCAGCAGGAAAACGACCTGCGGACGCAAGCGGCGTTGCAGGGCTTGAACCTCGATATGGCGGCGCGTCAGCAGGGCTTGGGCGAGGCGCAGGCGTTGGGCGGGTTTGCCAATCAAGCGGCTCTGGCGGGCTTTGGCGCGGGCCAGCAGGCCACGGCAGCGCAGAACGCGGCGGCGCAACAGAACTTCCAGAACGCCCTTGCGCGTCAGGCTGCGGAAAACCAAGCGCAGAGTCAGGCGTTTGGTCAGCGGGCGCAGGCCGGTCAGTTTGGCAACGAGGCGCAGTTGGCGGCGTTCCAAGCGGCGATGCAGAATCAGGCGGCGGGCAATCAGGCCATCGGGCAGAACTTCGGTCAGGCGCAGGCCGCGCAAGCGATGGCGAATCAGGCGCAGCAGCAGAACTTCCAGCAGCGTATGGCGGCGGGTGAGTTCGGGCGGCAGGGTCAGTTGGCCTCGTTCCAGACGCAGCAGGCGGCGCAGGACGCGGCTAACCGTGCCATCGCGCAGAACTTCCAGCAGGGCATCGGCGCTGCGGGGGCGTACAACACCGCTGCCGGTCAGCAGTTCGGGCAGGATATGGACATTGCCGGTCTGTATAACGCTGCCCTCGCGCAGAACCAGCAGACGGCGTTGCAGCAGGCGCAGGCGCGTGCGGCGATGCAGGGGCAGCGGTTCAATCAGGCGCAGGCAGCGGCATCGTTCCAGAACGCGCAGCGGCAGGCGGCGTTGCAGGAACAGTTGGCGTTGCGGTCGCAGCCGCTTAACGAGATTGCGGCGATCATGGGCGGCGCACAAGTGCAGATGCCGCAGTTCCAAGCCTATCAGGGCGCGGATGTTGCGGCGGCTCCAATCTTCGGCGCTACGCAGGCGGCGGGTAACTTCGCGCAGCAGAACTACGCTAACCAGACGGCGGCGTACAACGCCAAGATGGGGTTGTACGGTAGTTTGGCGGGTGGTCTTGGCGCTGCGGCGGGTGGTGGCTTCTTCGGCAGTCCCTTTGGCAAGCCGGGTGGGGGTTAAGGCATGAATCCGATGAACACGATGTACGCGGGGCAGGCCGACCCGACCAAGCCGCAAAAACTCGCGCAGTTGCTTCAGAACCAGACTTCGGTGCCGCAGGCGAACGGGCAGAAGAAGCAGTTTTTCAGCCTCGCGCCGACCACGCAGCCCAACCCGTACGGTGGCATGAATGGCAGATAACCGTTACAAGCAGGTTCAGGCGTTCAACGCGCCGACCGCATACGATCAGCAAATGGTCGAGGCTCGTCGCCGTCGCCGGATGGCTGAAGCCCTCGCCAATCAAGCGTACACCCCGCAGGATGTGGGGGTCGCGCCTATCCCTGCCGCTGCCCCGCTTGTGCAGGGCTTGCAGGCGTTCCTGTCTGCCCGTGCAGCGCGTAAGGCTGACGAGGCCGAGGAGAAGGCGGCGGCAGAGGTGACGCGCACGGGAGAGCAGATTGCCGGTCGGTTGGCGGGTGGCGCTCCGGTTCGCAGTCTTGCCCCTGCGGATGCGTCGGGGCTGCAAGAGGTCGCCGTTACAAGCGAATATCAGCGGTCGCCCGAGGACGCGCTGCGCGTTGCCATGACCTCGCCGGGAACCGCTGCGGTCAAGGGCAATCCGATGTTGGCGGCGATGCTTGCGCGGACGATGGAGAAGCCCTCGCAGATGGAAGTCGGCGCGGTCAATCTTGGCGACCTTACGCCGGAAAGCGCGAAGCGGTTTGCTCGTAGTCGAAACCCCGAAGATATTGAGTATCGTGCGCCGGAAGCAAAGCCGGAACAATTGTCTAACATTTCGCGGCTACTAAAAGAATTTAACGACCTTCCCGAAGGCGACCCGCGCCGTTCTGTTTTGCGAGCGGCTATTGATCGGGAAACTCGCCCGCCTTCAGGCCCAAGCGTTAATATTCGATATAGTTCGCCTATTGTTGGCGTTGACGATTCTGGAAACCCGGTGTTTTTCCAATCGTCGCCCACGGGCGGGCCACCGTCTGTTGTGCAGGGCGTTAGACCGCCCAGCAAGGATGTTGCGCCGCGAGTGGAAGAAGCGCAAACCGGATGGAACATTACCCGCATTGTAAACGCGGCTAATGCTATTCAAGGCGCTATCGGAAAAGACCCTAACGCTATTAAGCCCGGAGCAAGAGAGTTTGCGGCAGGCGCATTTGGTGACGAAGCGGCAAACGCCGTGAGAAGCCCGCAGCGGCAAATCGTCGTTGGCGAGCAGGCAGATATGGTTGATGCGTTGATTACGCTTGCAACTGGCGCTGCATACACGCAAGAGCAATTAATTGCTGCCCGTCGCGGGTATCTTCCGACACTTACAGATAGCCCAGAAGCAATTCAAAGGAAAACGCAAAAATTGATTGGCCTTATCCCTGCTGCAAAGGCAAGGGCCGGTGCTGCGTGGACGCCAGAACTTGATAAGGCGGCTGAAACCCTTACCAATTCGTTGAAACCGCCCGCTTCCCCCGGAATGTTGGTTCCTTCTGGCGGTTGGGGCAAGGCGCAGCAGGTGCGATAATGCCAATTTATAGAATTCCCGCTCCTGACGGAAAAACATACGAAATCGAGGGGCCTCCGGGCGCAACGGACGAACAGGTTCGTGCCGAGGTAATTCGGCAAAATCCGCACCTTGCCGAAAATCCCGCTTTAACCCGTGGCGCGGCGATGCCCACGGCTGCTCGGGGTGCGCTGACTTTCGCGCAAGGCCCGACGCTTGGCTTTGCCGACGAGTTGGCGGGTGCATCGGCGCTTGGGATGCTTGGTCAGTCGTATGCGATGGGCGGCACCGACACGCCCCCAAGCCGTGCGGATTACACCGGCCCGCGTGATGTGGTGCGCGGTGCCACGCGCAGTTTTGCAGAACAATACCCGATTGGGTCAACCGCGCTGCAGATGCTTGGCGGCGCTGCGCTTGGCGGTGTTGGCGCTGCTAGATCGGCGGCGCTGACCGTTCCGCAGCGACTTGGGCAGGCGCTAAAGACTGGCGCTGTTACAGGCGGCGCGACTGGCGCGGGTGAGAGCGAAGCGGAAACGCTCGGCGGCATCGGGCTTGATGCGCTGACCGGCGCGGGAACCTCTGCCGTTCTCGGCACCGGGGCGCAAGGTGCGGGCATGGCTATGTCTGCGGTCGGTCGCCGTGGCGCTGCGGCGGTGCGGGAGCGGTCGGCAGAGGACTTGGCGCGGGAACGGTTGGCGCAAGTGTTGGCGCGTGAAATGCCCGACAAGATGCAGATGCAGAACGACCCGTTTCAAGCGTTCGCGCAACGAAAACTTGGGCGGCTTGGCGAGGGTGCGCCGCTTGCTGCTGTCGGCCCGCAAACGGTCGGGCAGATTGACCTGCTTGCCTCCATGCCGGGTACTGCCGCAAAGCAGTTGGATGTGACGCGGCGGCGCATCGCCTCGGAGCGCGGGCCGGTCATTGAGTCTGCCGCCGAAAGGCTGCTCGGGGCGCAGGGTATGCCGTTCCGCGCCACGCTGTCGGGGTTTGCACAGGCCAAGCAGGACGCCGCACAGCCGTTTTACGACCAGTTGCGCGGCACCTCGTTTGTCGCTGACGATGGGCTTGTGTCGCTGCTCAATCGCGCCACGCGAGCGCAGGGGCCAGCGCGGGAATTGGCAGAAGTGTCCGGCGAGTCGTTGCCCGACTTGTCGCAGGTCAAGCCGGGAATGCCCGTGCCGTTTGAGGCGCTTGATCGGATTAAGCGTGCGCTCTTTGACATTGAGGAAGGGGCGCGGGGCGAGTTTAACAAAGCCACGGAACGCTCTAGAGAATACGGCAAACTGCGTAACGAACTGATTGAAAAACTTGACGAGTTATCGCCTAAAGACCGTGCGGGCAATTCCATTTACAAGACGGCGCGTGACACTTTCGCGGGCGGCGCTGAAATCGAAACCGCCATGCGGCGCGGGTCTGAATCCCTGCGGCTTGGCGTTGAGGACTTGGGCGAACTTGTCAACGGCATGAGCCGTGGCGAGTTGGACGCCTTCCGGCTTGGCGCGGCACAGGCGTTGCGTGACAAGATTGGTACGCAGTCGGGTCAGACGCAGTTGCTTAACGCATGGAAGGAGCCTGCCTTGCAGGGTCGCCTGCGGCTTATCTTCGGCAACAACTTCAACGATTTTCGGCGCGTGCTGCTTGGGCAGGAACGGGTCAAGTCGGTTGAGCGTGCGGGGCAGGGGTCGCAGACCTTTGCGCGTCAAGAAGCGCAGCGCGATATGAACGACTTTATGGAAACCGTCGATGTGGCGCAAAATGTGCAGACGGGTAATGTGCTTGGCGGCATCCGTGCGGGGGCGCGTCGGTTGCAGATGCCGGAAGCCTCGCGCAACGCCCTTGCGCGGATGCTGTTGCTTCGCGGGTCTGCGGCGCAACAGGAGATTGCTAACGCGCAGGCTTACCGCGATGCGCTGGCTCGTCGCCGTGCGCGTGCGGCAGGCACTACGGGTGGCGCTGCGGGCGCTGCCACGATCAATCAGGAGTAACCCATGTCTTTTAACGGTACCGGCACCTTTGTCATCAACTCCTCCGGTCAGCCGGTTGTTAGCAGCACGGTCATTTCTGCGACCGTCTTCAACGCCCTGACTGCCGACCTTGCCACCGGCCTTTCGACCTGTATCACGAAGGACGGTCAGACCACGCCCACGAACAACATCCCGATGGGCGGGTTTAAGATCACCGGCCTCGGCGCGGGTACGGTCGGCACCGATGCTGTCCGTCTGTCGCAGTTGCAGGCGGGTACGGCGCAGTTGTTGGCGGTGAGCGGCACGGACACGCTGACGGCTTTGGGTACGCCTACCCTGACGGCGTATGCCACGGGCAACACGTTTTATTTCGTCGCTGCGGCTACGAACACCACTTCGGTCACGCTGAACGTGGACGGCCTCGGCGCAAAGGCTGTGACGCGCCACGGCTCCACGGCACTTGTCGCGGGCGATATCCTCGCGGGCGAGGTGTGCCTTGTGGTGTACGATGGTACGCGCTTTCAGTTGCTCAACCCCGCCTCGTATACCAATCTCAACGTGTCGGGCGTGTTGTCGCTTGCTGCGGGTGCGGTTGGCACTCCGTCGCTTGCCGCCTCTGGCGACCCTAATACCGGCCTCTGGTTCCCTGCTGCGGATACGGTCGCGCTCTCAACGGGCGGCGCGGAGCGGTGGCGCGTGGACTCCTCCGGCAACCTCGGCGTCGGGACTGCCAACCCCGGAACATTCGGCAAGTTTGCATCTGTCGCCGCAAGCGGCGCGACCTCCGTTTACACCGGCACGGGTGTGCAAGGTCTGTTCATCAGCACGAACGAATCGACCCGCGTGGTGCGCTACGACTCGTCCGGTAGTCTTTCCGGCCTTCACGCATGGGGCAACGGGCCGAGCGAACTGATGCGCCTCGACTCCTCCGGCAACCTCGGCATCGGGACGGCATCGCCGGGAACGCGGTTGCATACCAACAAGGCATCGCAGACTCCGGGCGATACAACGCCTAGCGGCGCGTTTCTTATCACAAACACTACTGCGGGCGCAGGCTGCGTTGAAATTGGCTCTGGTAGTTCCGTGCTTGGCTACTTGCAGGTTCGTAACTCTGCAAGCCAGACCTACTACGACTTCGCTTTGCAGCCGAACGGCGGCAATGTCGGCATCGGGACGAGTTCGCCGGGGGCGAAGTTGGATGTTACTGGCAACATCCGCGCCCTCAACTCTGGCGCAGATTCGCAAGTCATTGCGACCGCGCCGACTGATTCCTTCTCTCCGTTCATTCGTTGGGGCGTTTCCGGCATCCGCGACTCGGGCATCTTGGGCTTTCCTGCGGGTGACGATTCGTTGGTGTACCGCAGCGGTGCAAACAGTTTCAGCACCGGTACGGAGCGGTTCCGCATCACCGCTGTTGGCAATGTGGTGGCAGGCGGCTCCGTCGCCCTCGCCACGACCGCGACCAACGGCTTCCTGTATGTTCCGACCTGCGCGGGTGTGCCGACCGGAGTGCCGACGGCCGTCAGCGGCATGGCACCCATCGTCGTTGATACCACCAACAACCGTTGGTACTTCTACTCCGGCGGCGCTTGGCGCAACGCTGGCCCGTAACACACAGGAGCGCACATGGAAATCACCCTCAAACTGACCCGCGACGAAGTGCAGGCTATCCTGCAAGTCCTCGGACAGTTGCCGACGAGCAGCGGCGCGTGGCCTCTGGTGGTCAAGATTCAGGCGCAGGTTCAGCCACAGGTGGAAGATGCAGCCGCCTGATTGGAACGACACGAAGGAGCGGCGACTGCGCGAGGTTGAGACGCGCTTGGGATCGCATGAGGATGTTTGCACGGAGCGTTATCAGCGCATCCGCGACGATTTCAGCGACTTTCGTTCATCGCTTGCCGATGCGAAAAAGGAAATCAGCAACACCAATCACCTGTTGGTAAAACTCGGGGTTGGGCTGCTCGGCGGCATGGCGACCATTCTTGCCACAATCGTATTCTTCAAATGATTTACCTTTCCGCAGGCCACCATCCCCGTGCGCCGGGTGCGGCGTGGAAAGGCTTTGTCGAACACCCCGAGGCGCGGCAATGGGCGTTGGATATCCTTATCAGCATCGGCGGCGGGGTGTTTGTCCCGCCTGACGAGTTATCGCGCAAAATCCGGTGGATAAACGAGCGGGTGGCGCGGGATGACGTGCTTGTGGAAGTCCACTTCAACGCCGCTGTTCCCACCGCCGAGGGCTGCGAATCGCTGTATGCCCCCGGTTCGCCGCGTAGCCACAAGGTCGCGCACGATCTACAGGCCGCGATGGAACCCTATTTCAAGTCACGCGGGGTCAAGCCGGGGTGGTTTCAGCAAGACCCCAAGAAAGGCCCGCTAGCGTTGCTTGCCAAAACCCGATGCGCTGCGGTTATCATTGAGCCAGAGTTTGTTTACCACGCCGAGCGCATCAGGCGGCACCGCAGAAATTGCTGTGCTGACATTGCAAAAGTCCTAAAGAGGTATTTATGACCGTTGAAACCGAAGTGACGAAGAAGGATTGGGTGGTCGGTTCGCTCAAGTCCAAGACCATGTGGTTCTCTGCTGTCCTGCTTGTGCTGTCCACCGTGGCGCAGTATCAGGCGGCTTGGGAACCGCTGCTTGGCGCGTGGGGGCCGCTGCTTGGTCAAGCGATTGCCGTCGCCGTGGCTGCGCTGCGCCTTGTGACCTCGACGCCCGTCGCTCACAAGTGATTTGGGTACGCCTCGCCATCACGCTTGTGGTGGCGGGGTGCGCCCTCGCAGGGGCGTATGCGTCATATAACTATGGCGTAATGTCCGAAAAGGCACGCTGGTTGCGTATTAGTGTAGAGGCCGGGAAGGATTACGCCCGTGCCGTTGAACAGCAACAGGCGCGAATCGTTACCTTAGAGGCTGACCTTGCCGCAGAACGAAAGCGGTTCAAGGTAAAACGAGAGGAAGTTATCCGTGTCATATCGACCGACCCGCCTAGTGTTGAGTGGGGTGCTGTGCGTATTCCTGACCGGGTGCGCGACTCCCTCGGTGGTGCAGCAATGCCCGCCGATCCCGGTGGTGCTGACGGAGCCGTGCGACCTGCAGGAACCGACCTTAGAGACTAACGCCGACCTCGCGTTGGCTTACCTTGACGCGCTGCAATGCATCAGCGCCACGCATGACAAACTCCGCGCCATTCGGGATATTGCGTCATGCCGCGCAAAGTAAAGTACACGCCGGTTCAGATATCGGACGGCGCGTGGTATCGCATCCGTGGGTATACGCACCATGAGTGTTGCGATTGTGCTTTGGTTCATAAGGAGGAGTATCGGATGAATGACGGTCACATCGAATGGCGCACTTCGCGGGACGAGAAGAAAACCGCCAAGCGGCGCAAGGAACTCGGCATCAAGGTGTCCCGTGAGGCGTAAGGCGTCGGACGAGGCGATGCTTGCGGCGGTGGCGCGGCACGGTGGGAACCGGACAGCGGCGGCGCAAGAGATCGGGTTGAGCCTGCGGAACCTGCAGGGGCATCTTGCTCGGCTGCGTAACGAAAACAAGGCGACCGAGGAAAACCTTGTCTTTACGCCCATTCCCGACGATGACGTGTCGATAGAGGAACTTGTCGAGCAGCGCAAGCGCAAGTTTGCCCACAAGCGCGACCACGAAGAAGCATCGAAACTGATACCCGTAAAGGTAAAGGGTTCGCTGCCGGTCGGCCTCCTTCACTTTGGCGACCCCCATGTGGACGATGACGGCACGGACATTGAGGCGCTAGAGCGTCATACGGCGCTCGTAAACGCTACACCGGGGCTTTTCGCCTGCAACGTAGGCGACACTACCAACAACTGGTGCGGGCGTCTGGCGCGGTTATACGCCGACCAGACAACGAGCGCGGCGCAGGCGTGGAAACTCGCGGAGTGGTTTATCGGGCGCTGCAAGTGGCTTTACATGATCGGCGGCAACCACGATTTGTGGTCAGGTGCAGGCGACCCGCTCCGGTGGATTGCCAAACAGCAGGGCGCGATGTACCGGGCATCCGAGGCGCGTATCGCGTTGCAATTCAGCAACGGCGCAGAGGTGCGGGTAAACGCTCGCCACGACTTCGCCGGGTCGAGCATCTGGAACCCCGCGCACGGGCCGATGAAAGCGGCCATGCTTGGCACCCGTGACCATATCTACGTCGCCGGACACAAGCATGAGAGCGCCTACAGCGTCCTGAAAGACCCGGTGCAGGGTATCACCATGCACACGATCAAAGTCGCCTCATACAAGGTCTACGACCGTTATGCGCGTGATAAGGGGTTCCGCGACAATGCCCTTTCGCCTTGTGCGGTAACGGTCATCAATCCCCGCCTACCGGCCACGCATCCGGACATGGTGAAGGTGTTTTGGGAACCGGAGGAAGGCGCGGATTACCTGACCTATCTACGCCAAAAGGTTAAGTAATCGGCAAAAACTTAACAGGTCTACGACAACCAGTTAAGTAATCCCCAAAACGTTAACACGATGGCGGTGCAGACGAGTAAAGACTGAAACAGCCCCGAAATGATTTTGTCAAAGTCAGGGGCGTTCATCGTTCCTCCACGCTGACCCCTTGCAGGCGGGGTATTGCATCCATCCGTGCCAGTCCTTGTGCGAACACCATATCTTGCCGGTGCGTCGGGTAATCTCTGCCGACCAGAAACAGGTGTCGCAAATCACGCCAACAGCCATACGGACAGCCCCGCTAAAAAGGCGATGATAACCCCACGGGTGGCGTATTCGGCTACCTGATCCCAACGGCTCATTCGCTCCCCCTCGCACGGATGGCGTTAACGATTTCCTGCGCGTTGTTGTCCGACACGCACAGCCCGTAAACAATCGGGCAAATCGCCTCCCGCTCGGCCTCTGCGACGAGGGCGGTGAAGCGGGCAAGGTAGCGCGGTTCCACAAAACGAACTTCATGTCCGTTGTCATGCGCTCCCGCTATCCGCGCCATCTTGATAATGTCCTCGCGTGTCATTTGTCCTCCTTCGTGATCCCGTGGAACCGCTCGGCTTCGCACCACCCTTCCGCGAAATCGTCAAGCGCCTCTGGATGCACATAGAAACTTTTTTCGAACTTGGCTTCGATGACCTCTTCCGTCGCAGGCTCCCGCTTGGCGTTCGGCTCCGCGAGCGCGGCGTCGAGGGCGGCGAGGGCGGTGCGGGCTATCTCATTCACATACGGTTCGCTGGCGTAGTCGAGTTCTTTCAACGCCTCCCGCACCTGCTCAATCACAGCGCGGGGCAGGGTGATGTTGCTCACGGCTTCACCTCCCGCGCCGCGAGCATGGCGTCGGCGTATTCATATGCCAGCGTGGCTACCCCTTTGTCGCTCAACCATTCGCCAATCAGCATCCCCGCCAACGCCTGACCCGCGAACCAGTCGCGCAGGGTCATGCCGTAAGTCTCCCCGGCATACCCTTTAAACGGAAACGCCGGGCCGCCGTCGTTGATCGTCATTGTCCATCCTCCTTTGTGTTTAGCTGTGTTTAGCCTTTCTCTGCCTTGTCTCGCAGGTCGTGGTGCAGCACCGCAATCCGATTCTGCGCTGCTCTCACCGCTTCCTGCGCTAACGCAAGCCGCTCGGTCAACCGGCCTACCTCCGCAACCGCTTGCGCCTCGTCGCGCCGCGCCTCGCGGATAGCCCTGCCAATCGCTGCAAGCCCGTCATCTTTTACTTTATCGTTCATTCTGCACCCGTGGTTAAAGATTGTTCCGAAGTGGTTATTTCTTCATCAGCCCGTAAATAATGAAGCAGACAAGCGCGAGTAGCCAGACCGCCGCAAGGGTCGGGATGACTACCCACAGAAACTCATGCAGACGGTTCAAGAGCGTTCTCCGCAATCGCCCTTGCCGCAGGGTCAGGAAGCCGCGCAATCGCCCGTAATGCCTCCGTAAGCCGGTACACGGTGGCGTCTGCCTCGCGGATAGCCTCTAGGTCGGTTACGCGCCACGATTCAAGGGTCGCCACCTCGCGTTTTAGGTGGGCAAGGGTGCCGACGATGCCGTTATGCGTGGTGATTAGCCCGTGCAGATCGGCTAACGCCGCCTCCAACTCCCGGTCGGTGAGTTTCATCGCGCCTCCCGCTTCGGCATTTCCGCGCCCTGCATCAGATACGCCGGGGGCAGGTTGTCGAGCCTGACCGTAGGCTTACCACCGCCCTCGACTCGGGTGATTTCACGCTCTAGCGCCGACAGCCGCAGCCGCAGGGTGCGCCATTCGTGCCACAACTGGTCAAGGTGGCTCACGCCATCCAATACGCCGCCCATGACTTGCCCCCCTTGCTGACGCGGAAAGTAACGATAGGGAACCCGCGCTTTCGCAGGGTGCAGATGCGCGATGCAAGTCGGAACGACCCAAACCGCCGCAGCGCGGTCATAGGGTCAAGGGCTTTGCCCGTCTGCAGGTAAGCCAGTATCCGGGCGTCCTGTGTCTTGGTCATATCAAATCCTCCTTCAGCAGTTGGTTAATCGTCCTCGCCATCCCTTCAAGGTGCAGCAGCCGCACATAGTCGCGGTCAAGGTCAAGGTGCGCCCGCCGATCAATCGCATCGTGACAGGCCGAGCATGACCACGCGCCTAGCAGGTCGGGTGCCTTTAGCCCCATGCCGGATATCCCCGCAATCCGCACATGGGCAAGCACCACCGTCTCGCTGTTGCAGTTGCAGACCTCGGGAATACGCACCATGCAGCCCCGGCCCCGTGCCTCTTTACGCAGGTTCATACGCCGCACATTCCTTCGCATTCGTTGTTGAACATATCGACCTGCCCGTGATCGGCGGCGGTGGACAGGTCTACTTGGTCGAGCGGCACGCATGAGCGGTGCATAAACTGCCGCCCTCGCATACCCCGTGCCGGTTCGCGGATGATGCGGTCAATTTCCACCGCATCCGCCCACGCCTCGGGGTCGGCCTTGACCGCCCGCCATTCGTGGTCGGAGTGATACGGACAGCCGATGCAGGATGACTTCGGCGGCAGCGGATAGCCTTTGCGCTCCATCCAGTTAAGGCAGTCATGCCGCGCCATGCCCTTTTCAATAAGAGGCCAGCGGTGAACCTTCCATGCTTCCTGCGACGGTTTCATCCGCAACGCCTCGTCGGTGCTGATGCCGATAAAGGTTTCGCAGAGGATGCCCTTTGCCCTTTGGCGCGGAACCAGTCCGACCAGTTCGCGGGTCTTTTTGGTCAGCGGTGCAATCTTAAACTCGGCGGTGCATTGACGGCGCGGCATCGCCCGCTCACCGTTTGGCATCAGCATATGCCACGGCACTTGCGCCACCCGTACCCCCGCTTGTTTTTGCACGATTCCCTCTCGCAGACTTCCGGCAGTCACCCGATGCACCGGGAACGAGTACGGGCAACGCTGAATCTCTGCATCTAGCCAGTCAAGCCACTCGTACACCTTGCGCGGCTCCCATTGGGTGTCCGCGAAGATGGCAGCGTCCACGGGGTCGAGTTCGCCATGCGCGATCATCAGCGCGAGGGTGCTGCTCTGAACGCCAGCGCCGAGTGAAAGAAAACGCTTCAAGATTGCACCTCGTTGTATATCGGCTCCGGCAGCGGCCCAATGCCCAAGTCCATCAGCCTGTTTTCGATGCCGTGCAGGTATTCGGTGAACTCGGCTGCGGTCATGCGTGAAGTGCGCTTTAAAGGGCGCAGGCGTTTCTTGCCGAAGCCCTCTAGCGTTTCCCACCCCCACACCTCGCCCAAGAAATACTCGTGCAGGTCATCCCGCGTCCACCCGGCTAACGCTTCGCCGCCTGCCTCCAAAACCATTGGGTAAACGACACCCCAGAGGTAAGCGTTTTGCTGATTCGTGCGGGGCTTCTTCCACTCGGCTACTTCCACCGACCACACACGGTCAGGGGCAAGCCCCTGAACCATGCGCGTGACGGCTGCTGCCATCGCGTCAGCGGAAGTGCCTTTGGGGAAAACGCGCTTCATCAGAACGGCAAATCAGCGTCGTCAAATTTGAAGGGCGTCTCATCCATCACCGGGGCGCGAGTCGCCTTCTTCGGCGCACCCTGCTTCGGCTCAAAGCGCAGCGACATAAACTTGTCGCCGGTTTTCTGACTCGCCTTGATCCACGCGCTGATGTTCAAGTCCACTCCGTCAATGACAGCAGACCCGCGATAGTCGGGGCGCTTGTCGTTGTCGCCCTTGTCGTTTTTGAACAGAACGCCGCGATTGTTGTTGTCGTACTCTTTCACAGTTTCACCTCTTGCAGTTTAGAAACCTTGTCACTCAACTCGGAAAGGAACTTCGACACCTCGGCCTCCAGTTCCGCGATGTGCTTTTCGTCACGCGGGACGCGCTTGATGTAGAGTTGCAGGTGCGCCGGAAGCCGAGGGTCGTAGGATGCGAAGTCGCACCACGCCGCCGCCGTGCAAGCCATCTGCCATTGCATCTGGATGATGTACTTTCCCGGCACGGTGTCCGTGAGGATGTATTCCAGATGGGTCGCGGTCGCCGGACACTTGAACTCGACCAACCCCTCGCCAGACCCGCCGATGCGCCCGTCAGGGGACGCGCCCGATCCCGCGATGGTGGCGTGGTCAATGAACCCGACTTCCTCGACCAGTTCGCCCGTCTTGGCGCTGTAGGCGGCGCGGGCGTTCGGCTCCTGTTCCGTCCCCCACTCCATCGCTTGATTGGCGAAGGACGATGCCTTTTGCCCCGTCAGCCGTTCCACAACGAGGTCAGCCATGTAGTTTGCGCGTGAGGCTGCAGGGCCGCTCTTGGTCTTGGCGACCACATCAGCCACGCGGGAGGCCGTGACCTTGCCAAGCCTCGCGGCGAACCATTCTTCGGTGCGCTGTTCCATCAGGCCAGTTCCTTCTTGCGGGCGGTGAAAGCGTCCATGTGGACGGCGCGGATAGCGGGGTCAAGCGACTTGAACAGGGCGACGAGCGCCGCCGAGTCAGCCGCCGCAGAAATCTGCGCCAACACCTCGGGGTTAGGCTCGACCTTTTCCGATTCGGGCAAGTCCTCGCCTGCGTAAATGTAGAGGCCGAGGCCGTGCATCGCAATCGCTTTGGCAAGGCAGCGCATGATGGCGGTGTTTATCGCAAACGCATCGGGGTTAACGATTGCGCGGTTGCGGTTGTCCATGACCGGAAGAACGCAGGTCTTGGTGCTGCCCTTGACCTCGACCGAAATTTTGACCATCGCCGTTCCGTCCGGCAGGAACATCGCAGGGCGGTCGGCCCACTCGTGCGCGTTCCACCACGCGCCGGGGTCAATCTTCAGCACCTCGGCCCACGCCCACGCCCACGACAGATAAGACAGGTTGCCCTTCTTTTCGATGTGGTCGTTTACGTTGATTTTCAGCAGTTCGCTCATTTGAACATCCTCTTTGCCTTTTCGTTCATTTCGCGCAGTTCCGCAAGCAACTCGCGGTGCCGGTCGATATCGGCCTGCGTCCACTTCAGGAACACCAGTTCCTCAAAGTACCGGCGCTCCTCGTTTTCCTGTTGCTGCCGCCCGTCATCCACGGCGCACCTCCTCGACCGTGCAGCCGCCATCGCCGCAAGGGACAAGGTAGGCGGCAATCAGCACAAGCGCCACGATCAGCCCAAGCAGGATAGCGGCTCGGGTCGCCTCGTCGCGGGTCATCGCACCACCCGCTGCGCGTCCGCAATGTAACCCGCAGCGCGGCGAAACGACACGGACGCCTGCTGTGCCTCGCGTATCCAAGTCCCCATCCAGTCTGCGGCGTCAGCCAAAGCGCGGGCGGCGTCAGAATCGACGTTCATCGCGTGGCGGTACAAATCATCCATGCTTGACTGGTCGCGGTGCGCCATCGCCCGGTCGAACGCCGAGCCCAAGCCGCAAGCCTCGGCAAGCGAGGTCAGCGTTTCGAACTGCGCCCACAGGTCAGACCCACGATGGTTGAGCGTCACGGGGTCAACGCGCAGGGCGAGGAAAGCGAGTTTCATCGCGGCGAGTTCCTGTTGCGCGGCCTGCAGGTTGGCGTTTTCGGCCAGCAGGTCAGCCATTGATCGGTACGTCATGGTAGTCCTCCTTACGGGATGTAACGTGATTCGCGGTAGTCGCGCTCGGCTTCGTAGCGTTCCTGCGCTGCCCACTCGCGGTTTACCGTGTCGGCGTGTTTCTCAAACTCGTCAGCAAGTTTGTCATCCCACACGGCGACGGGCGACGGCAGGTTGTGCCATGTGCCATCGTCGAGGGCGATAGCGACGATGCGCTGGTCGTGGCACTCGCCTTCCGATACACCGGCCTCGACCATGCAAATCAAGCCGTCAGCGAAGTCGTATTCAAGGATGTAGGTAGCCATTTCTGTTGCTCCTGAAAAGGCGGGGTTGGCAGTCCCCCGCCGGGGTGGTTACAGGCTGTTGAGCAGTTGACGAGCCGCAGCGATGTGCGGCGGGTCATCAACTCGCAGTCCGAGGTCTTTGCTGCGCTGATCGTGGCCTGCCACGCAAGCCAACAGCGCAAGCCGAAGCGCGGGGGCAGAATTGGCAAGCCGATACTCGGCTTCGATTTCTCGCGGGTTGGCGGCGAGAAGGATGTCGAGGACGTCGATGCGGCCTGTGATAACGATGTGCTGATACATTTTTGTTGCTCCTATCTGTGGATTGATTCGACAGGGATAGGTTACCAGAGTCTTTACCCGTTGCAAGCGTTTTCTTTACCTATCGCATCCGAAACGGAACGATTGCCTTTTACCTCTGCCGGGGGTAAAGTCCGGGGGTTTACCTTACGGAGTACCTATGGATATCAAGCCTTTTTTCGACTTGTTGGGCAAGCAGTCCCGCGTAGCACGGGCGTTCGGCGTTACGGATGCCGCTGTGCTGAAGTGGAAGCGTGACGGGCGCATCCCGGCGCACCGTGTCGAGCGCGGAGCGGCGATTCTGGCGGCTGCTGCGCTACCCGAGGGGTGCAGTCTGACCCCGCCTGACGCCGCTGTAATCGACTCTGGCGCGATCACGGCGACTGTTGTAGAGTGACGCTTCCGGGGCGGCTCTGTCCGCGCTGACGCTCCATCCTCCCGCCAGCGGTGGCAAGACCACCCGGAGCCGCCCCACCTCCCCCTAGAAACGACAAAGCCCCACCGGGGAAGGATGGGGCCTTGACGCCGAGGACTGGCCTCGGATACGCTATCAATGCAAATTGAGCGTGATGCAGACTTTACTGGGCTGTTCTAGTCCTGTCAAGCACACCACCACGCCGAATGCTCGGTGTTAGGAAAACTCCTTTAGGCCCGTTGGGGAAGAACGCGGGGCCGCACTTAAATCCGTACAGAGGCCGCCAGTTTACGGACACGCAGCGTATCGTCGGGAAGCGTGAATGGCAGCGGATGGGACGAACATCTGCCAAAAGTAGCCGACAGCGGATGGCTCCGTCAGTCATCAATTCCGCACGAATCGCTGTAGGCGGATTCCGTCTATACCGTGCGGACTCACCATCAGTCATCAGGGTTTAAGACACTAGACAATCCTGAAATCTAGGGTAAAGTCATGGTTCAGGAGGACACCATGAACGAACTTGATGAAGCAGCATGGGAACGGTGGGTAGCCTTTCGCAAGGTGATACGCAAGCCCATCAAGCCGATAAGCGAACACGCCGCAAAACTGAAACTGGCGCGATTTGGCGATGACCAAGCGGCAGTTGTAGACCAGTCGATTGCGAACGGGTGGCAGGGCTTGTTTGAGATCAAAAAGGCCGCTCCTCGCCCGGGCGAGAAGGTCGAGAAAACCGACAAGCAACGCGCCGCCGATGTTGCCCGCCACGCTGAACAAGACGAGTGGGCTGCAAAGGCATGGGGCAAGCAGGAACCGACCCCGCTGCACCGGCTGAAACTGTGCGATGCGTACCTTGCGCGGCTGACGATGCGGGAAGCGGACAAAGACGCATGGGATCGGCTGCGTGAGGCTGCGGCCTCTGCCATTCGTGACGCTGACCCTAAAGACGTGCTGAACGACCCGCATCTCGTGGGCATGGTGCGGCACTTGTTCGGTGAGCGTGGCTTGGGGAGGCTGCGGAACCGATGAACCGCATAGACTTTGGCGACTGCCGCGAAACCATGCGGCGATGGGCAGCGGACGGCGTAAAGGCTCAAACCTGCGTAACCTCGCCGCCGTACTTCGGGCTGCGGGACTACGGCCACGAAGGGCAAATCGGTTTGGAGCCTACGCCCGAGGCGTACATTGCTGCGATGGTGGAAGTGTTCCGCTGTGTGCGCGATGTGTTGGCTGACGACGGCACGCTGTGGCTGAACATTGGGGATAGTTATGCGAGAAGCGCAGGGCCGGAAGAAAGCAAATTAGCAACTACGCACACCATTGGCGTTGGCTATAAGCGAGTGGCTGAAAACGGCGGTGCGCCGCAAAAAGAAAATAGACCCCCTCCGGGCCTTAAGCCTAAAGACCTCATTGGCATCCCGTGGATGCTTGCCTTTGCCCTTCGCGCTGACGGCTGGTATCTGCGGCAGGACATTATCTGGCACAAGCCCAACCCGATGCCGGAATCGGTGCGCGACCGCTGTACGAAGGCGCATGAATACATCTTCCTGCTGTCAAAGTCGGAGCGGTATTACTTTGACGCGGAAGCAATTTCCGAGCCTGCGATAAATGCAGGAAAAGTTGTTACGAACAACAACGGGAAAAACGGTCAAATGGGTGATTTTGGCGCTACTCGCGGCGGCTTTATGACGCCGGAGGGAGTAACCGTCAAAGACACTCGTAACAAGCGCAGCGTGTGGACGGTCACGACCAAGCCTTACAAGGGCGCACACTTCGCCACTTTCCCGCCCGACCTGATAGAGCCGTGCATTCTCGCCGGATCGCGGCAAGGCGATGTTGTCCTTGACCCGTTCATGGGCAGCGGCACCACGGCGCAGGTAGCGGTGCAGCATGGGCGGCAGTATCTTGGCTGCGAGTTGAACCCGGCTTACGAGGCCATGCAGCAAGAACGGCTGACCGGCGCACAGGTAAATTTGTTATGAAAATACGAGGCCGGTACTACAACCCCACGTTGACCGAGGCGCAGTATCGTGAGGCGTTAGCAATCGCCGCTCGACAACGCGCCATCCCGACCAACAAAGAGTTATGCCGAAAGCACGATGTCCCGCTGTGGTGGACTGTGCATCAAGCCGGGTACCGCGCTGCGGCTAAACACGAGGCGTTTTGGGCAGACTACAGCGCCGCACGGATAGCGCGTAAAGAATGGCTCGGACTGTTAGAGCAACGCGCAAAGGCGTGGAACGTCAAGGCGCACATCATTTCCAAAGCGATATCGCACGGCATCAAAACTTACGACAGGGCATCATGCGCGGCTTCAACTTCCAATCAGACCTGAACGCGGACAACGACCTCCCGCCAAACCCTTACCGGGCGCTGTGGGCTGCGGTACTTTGGCAGGCCATCACCGACTGCACCAAGACGGGCCGGGAAGATGGGTGGCAGGCGATGCGGTGGATCAACAGCACGGAGGACGGCATCGGGTCGATGCAATGGATATGCGATATGATCGGCCTTGACCATGCGCGGCTGCAGATGCGTTGCCAGACACGCGAGGGGCGAAAGGCTATAATCGGCGCAAGGAAGAAGGGCGGGTTTCAACCACGATGCGCTATGCCATGCGACGAGATATGAACGACGCGACTGTTACCGATGCGGTAAAGGCGGCGGGGTTCGATGTATGGGACTTTGCCCGGGCGGGGCATTCCATCCCCGACAAACTCGCGGTTAAGCCGCTGCCGTGCGGTAAACCGTTCGTGTGTTGGCTTGAAATCAAACACGCCAACGGCACGTTGAGCGATAAGCAGGCGGCATTTCGCGCAGTATGGGAACCACGCGGCGAGTGGATAGAGGCACGCGATCCCGAGGCGACGGTGAGGCAGTTGCGGGAACTTTACCAGTTGGCGATAAGACCGGAGCATTGCCGATGATTTACACGGGGGATTGTCTGGATGTGCTTCGGACGCTGCCCGCCGACTCCGTTGATGCCATCGTGACCGACCCGCCCTATGGCTTGTCATTTATGGGCAAGCGGTGGGATTACGATGTACCGAGCGAGGCGATATGGCGCGAGTGTTTGCGGGTGCTGAAACCGGGCGGGCATCTTCTCGCCTTTGCCGGTACGCGAACACAGCATCGGATGGCGGTACGGATTGAAGATGCGGGGTTTGAAATACGCGACATGATTGCTTGGGTATATGCGTCCGGGTTTCCGAAATCGCTGGATGTATCGAAGGCGATTGATAAGGCGGCGGGCGCGGAGCGGGAGGTGGTGGGCATTCGAAAAGTGTCCTTGTCTGATTTGGGGCAAGGCAGCGGGTGGAATGCGCTAGACACTTCGTCTGGGCAATACAATTACACCGCCCCCGCCACACCCGCCGCCCGCAAGTGGGCCGGATGGGGTACCGCCCTGAAACCCGCGCTGGAACCTATCACCGTAGCCCGCAAGCCGCTTATCGGCACGGTAGCCGAGAATGTGTTGGCGCACGGCACGGGTGCGCTGAATGTGGATGGGTGCAGGGTGGCGACGGGTGAGGCGTTGGGCCGATTTAACAACGCACGCACCGAGGGGTCCAGTTACATCGTCCAGCGAGAGGCGGGACTTATCGACAACAGTAACGGACTTGGCCGCTGGCCCGCCAACTTGATACACGACGGCAGCGAGGAGGTGGTGGGGCTGTTTCCTGACACAAAAGGCGGCACGGCTGTTAGGCGCAACAGCGGCGGTCACACTTTCGGCGGCATATTTCCAAAGCCGCCAATGGATGACCTCGGCTATGGCGACTCCGGCTCTGCCGCCCGCTTCTTCTACTGCGCGAAGGCGAGCGCGAAAGACCGCGATGAAGGCGTGGCAGGCGTGGCAGGCGGAATGTCTGGTCGCCGCGATGGAAGCATGGGAAGCATTACCATGCGGAAAAACACACACCCCACCGTCAAACCCACCGACCTGATGCGCTACCTTTGCCGCCTCGTCACCCCACCGGGCGGCACCGTCCTTGATCCGTTCATGGGGTCAGGCTCAACGGGTAAAGCCGCGATGCTGGAAGGCTTTGACTTCATCGGCATCGAACGAGACGCCGAGTATGTCAAGATTGCCGAAGCGCGGATTGGTGCGGCACGCAGGCTGCTTTGATACAATACGCGCATAAACACGGCTATTGTTTCACACAATAAACAATTCAGGAATATTTACCTATGCCAGCAGGTCGCCCCAAAGGTAGCCCTAACAAGGCCACAGCCGCCGCACGGGAGGCTATAGCGCGATTCGTGGACGGCAACGCAGACCGCCTACAGGGGTGGTTAGACGAGATACACCGCGACCGTGGAGCAGAGGCGGCGTTCGGCTGCTTTACCTCGTTGCTGGAATACCATGTGCCGAAGTTGCAGCGCAGCGAGGTCACGGGCAAGGACGGCGAAGCGCAGCGCATAGTAATCACATGGGGCAATCCCGTTGACTGAAATCGTCCTGCCGTACAACCCACGGCGGGCGTTTCTCCCTTTCCACGGCCGCACGAAGCGGTGGGCCTGCCTCGTCGCGCATCGCAGAGCCGGTAAAACAGTCGCAGCGGTAAACGACATTATCCGCGCTGCCGTGATGTATACCGGGCCTAACGGTTTGTTCGGGTATGTCGCGCCTTACCAGAATCAGGCTAGGCGCATCGCGTGGGACTACTTCAAGTTCTACGCCGCCCCGCTGATCGCGGACGCTAACGAGCAGATGATGACCCTAACGCTACTCAACGGCGCAAAGGTCGGGCTGTTCGGCGCAGACAACGCGGATGCCATGCGCGGTCTAGGCTTCAGCGGCATTTACCTCGACGAGTACGGCGACTTTCGGCCCTCGGTGTTCGGTAATGTCATACGCCCTGCGCTATCGGACAAGCAGGGGTGGGCGGTATTCGCCGGTACGCCAAAGGGCAAGAATCAATTTTGGGACATTTACCAGACGGCGCAGCGGATACCCGACGAGTGGTTCATGCTGCGGCTCCCGGCCTCGACAAGCGGCCTGCTGCCGGTGTCGGAACTCAACGCAGCACGGGCGCAATTGAGCGAAGACCAGTACTTGCAGGAATACGAGTGTTCTTTTGAAGCCGCCATCCTCGGCGCGTTCTACGGTAAAGAAATGCGCGAGGCGCAAGATCAGGGACGCATCGGGCGCGTCAAGCACGACGAGCATCTAAAGGTCTATACCGCATGGGACTTGGGTTACAAGGACGATACCGCCATCTGGTTTTACCAAGTGCTGCGCGGCGAGGTGCGCGTCATCGACTTTTACTCGGTCAGCGGCGCAAGCATTGAGCAGATAGCGGATGCCGTAAAGGTAAAGCCCTACCGCTACGCCAAACACTACTTGCCGCATGACGCTAGAGCAAAGACGCTAGCGGCTGCGGGTAAAAGCATCATCGAACAACTGGCATCGCATCTAGGCTTTGCGAACCTTGCCGTGGTGCCTGAACTGTCCGTGCAGGACGGCATCCAAGCGGTGCGTCAGGTCTTGCCGCGCTGCTGGTTCAACGAGGACGGGTGCAGGGACGGCATCGAAGCGTTGCGGCAGTATCAGCGCGAGTACGACGAGGACAAGAAAGCGTTTAGGCAGACGCCGCGCCACGATTGGGCTTCGCATCCGGCAGACGCATTTCGTATGCTAGCATTGGCATACAGAGAGGACGCGCCGACAACGGAGCGCCCTGCGGAACCTCGACCGCTGATGGTCGGGCCAACCAACACCGCTACGCTCAACGATATGTGGGCGACGGCGCAGACGAGTCGGAGAACACGGATATGAGT